GCATAGACCGGCTACAACTTGCCCTATGGCCTAAAGCTATGAAAGGCGATAACGCCTCGGTGAATACCATTGTGCGCCTTATGGAGCGCAGTGCGAGATTGCTCGGCCTAGACTTGCCAATTAAGATTCAACAAGACATAACAACATGGGATGGCGATGAGAGCATTGACAGAGCAGTCCGAGACCTTGCCGCGTTACTCGAAGGACACGCTGAGGAAAGCTCAGGCTCGGGTGCAATGGCAGAACATTCAGGCGAGATTGTCGCAATTACCGCCGGAGACCCCGTGGCAGACATGGCTGATTCTGTCGGGGCGCGGCTGGGGGAAGACTCGGACGGGATCGGAGTGGCTGGCGTATCAGGCGATAACCAACCCGAAGACTCGCTGGGCGATAGTCGCTAAAACTTACGCCGATGTGAGAGATACCTGCGCTGAGGGTGTCTCGGGAATCGTGGCAGTCCTTAACCGCTATCAGGCTGTCAAAACCTACAACCGCTCTATCGGTGAGATTACGCTGACCAACGGTTCTAAAATTAAATTGTTCTCAGCCGAAGAACCCGACAGACTTCGCGGCCCTCAGCACCACGGCGCTTGGTGCGACGAGCTGGCGGCATGGGATAAGCCAGACGCGTGGGATCAGTTGCAATTCGGTATGCGCCTTGGCGATACCCCGCAGATAGTCGTTACCACAACGCCGAGACCGACCAAGCTCATCAAGGACTTAATCTCTCGGGAGACTACGCATATCACTCGCGGCTCAACATTTGAGAACGCCGACAACCTCTCGCAGTCAGCGCTCGTGGAATTGCAGGCGAGATATGACGGCACACGCTTAGGCAGACAAGAGCTGTACGGTGAAGTGCTGGATGATGTTGAGGGTGCGCTCTGGAATCGCGCCATCATTGAGGAAGCCAGAATTAGACCAGAGAACGCACCGCCGTACTATCGCGTTGTCGTAGCTATTGACCCTGCCGTGACCAGCGGAGAGTCATCGGATGAAACAGGAATCATCGTTGCTGGCGCTACGCCTGACGGTCATTACTACATCATCGAAGACGCAACGATGAAGGGCTCGCCGGAAGCGTGGATGCGTAAGGCCGTGGAGATGTATCGCAAGCATAAGTGCGACCGCGTTATCGCTGAGACAAATAACGGCGGGGATATGATTGAAGCCCTACTGCGACAGGTAGATGCGAATGTGCCGTATCGCAAGGTGACGGCATCGCGGGGTAAGAAAGTGCGAGCCGAGCCAATCTCTGCGTTATCTGAGCAGAAGCGACTGCACATGGTTGGCGCGTTTCCCGAGTTAGAGGATCAGCTCGTATCGTGGGAACCGGACTCGGATAAATCTCCCGACCGCATGGATGCAATGGTCTGGGCTGTCACCGACCTTATGGGTGGCTCTGTTGCGATGAGGTCACTCGCTGCAATGGCTGACTTCTGCCCATCATGTCGCTTGCCGGTGATTAAGGGAACGAGAGTCTGTCCTCGTTGTAAATCCGCTATTATTACGGAAGCGAATTAAGGGGTCACATGGGCGTTTACAATCCGACAGTTAATCAGGGCATAGACCTCATTTTCACGACCACAAACACAGATGCCACAGGCACGCCTATCAACATCACAGGCTTCACTATCCGCATGGCCATTAGCAATCAGGTCACCGGCGCTGTTGTTCTAACTTTGACTAACGGATCAGGTATCACCCTGACCTCACCAACAACGGGAGTAGCGACCTATCAAATCACCGGGACACAGACGGCCGCTATTCCTGTCGGGACTTATTACTACGGCATCAAGGCAACCTCATCGGGTGGAATTAACTACGACTGGGCAGATGGCTTCCTGACTATCGCCACGGCTCGGGTATGACAGTAGATAACATTACGGTCACTACGACCGTTCAGAATGTCACCGTTAGCACGACAACCCCGACAATCACTATCTCCTCGGTCGGAGTGCAAGGGCCACAAGGCCCAGCCGCAACTATCTTTTACACCTATACACAGAACACGCCTGCATCGGTCTGGACGATAACTCACAACTTAAACGGTTATCCCACCGCTGTTGTTCTCGACTCAGCGGGCAACCAATGTGAAGGAACTATCAGTTATACTAACGCCAATACGATGGTGATTACCTTTACCGCAGCATTTAGCGGTACTGCGTACATAGTCTAGGAGAAGCAATGAGCCGTAAATTTCTCGTCAATCTTGACCTTTCGCAAAACCAGCTTCTCAATGCGACTGTTCAGAACTTAGCCTCAGCCCCTAGCTCGCCGGTCGCTGGTCAGATTTACTACAACACGACCTCAAACAACTTTCAGTATTACAACGGCACGACATGGATCGTAGTCACCAGCTTTAACCCTGCCTCATATTCTCTCAGCCAATTCTCTGCACCAACCGCAGATGTCTCATGGGGCTCATACAAGATTACAAGCCTTGCAACTCCTACTAACTCCACAGATGCCGCAACAAAGGCTTATGTAGATGGCGTAGCGCAAGGCCTGAATGTCAAGGGATCGGTAGTCGCTGCTACCACCGCAAACATCACACTTTCTGGCGCACAGACGATTGACGGCGTTTCTATCGTTGCCGGTAACCGCGTACTTGTTAAGAACCAGAGCACAAACACTCAAAACGGTATTTATGTAGCTTCTGCATCCGCATGGTCACGCGCTACTGACGAACAGACCCCACAACAGGGTGACTTCACATTCGTTGAGCAGGGAACAACACAGGCCGCACAAGGCTGGATTATCTCTAGCGGTCAATACACATGGACACAGTTCTCGGCAGCCGGTGAGTATGTCGCTGGTACGGGTATCTCTATCTCAGGCAACACCATCTCCGTTGCCTCAACAACCCCACAAAAGTATTCGACCACTCTCTCGACCTCGGCCACCTCATACACCATTACCCACAACCTCGGAACGCTCGATGTCTTGGTGCAGGTTTATGCCGTAGCTGACGGATCAGAGGTCACCGTAGATAACCTACGCGCCACGACCAACACCGTCACCCTTAACTTTGCCGTAGCACCTAGCGCGAACGCTTACCGCGTAGTCATCATCGGATAGTCGCATGAGCACACTTGCTCTCGACCCCGTAAATCTCCTGACATCATCGGGAGCGCCGACTAACCCCACGATTCGCACCGGTGACACCTACTTTGACTCAGGCACAAATCAGGTTTATGTTTACACCGGCTCGGCATGGGTGACAGTCGGAACGGCCGTCAATGACCAGAACAACATTCTCGCTACTCAGGTCTTTAGTTAGGATAGGCGCATGGCAACTTTCACAAAGACACTTCTCTCTGGATCAACCTACGGCCAGCCCATCACCGTTGTTCAGACTGCCTCAACAGGCACAACCATCCACGCCACAGGTACTTCCTCATCCACGATTGACGAAGTGTGGCTCTATGCCAACAACACTTCTACCTCTCCTGTCTTGCTGACGGTTCAGTTTGGCGGCACAGGTTCGGTACAAAATGCCAAGCCGATTACCCTAGCCCCACAGTCAGGCGATGTTCTTATCGTTGCAGGACTGCCCCTAACAGGCACAGGCTCAGCGGCTTCTACTGTTTATGCTTTCGCGGCAACCGCTTCGGTTATCACCATTAGCGGGTATGTCAACAGGATTGCCTAGTGAGTAACCCGATCCGCAGAGGGCAAGCTGGCTCTCCCGTATCAGGCGGTATGCAAGGCGATAACGCTACGCCATTCGCCAATACTCATTTCATTTTGCCTTACGGCTTACGCCTTCAACAGACCATCAACGCTGGTACTACATCCGTCACAATCCCTGCTGGTATTACATTCGTGTATGCCATTGCAGTTGGTGGTGGTGGTGGTGGATTATCTAACGCTAACTTTGGTGGTGGCGGTGGAGCAGGTGGAATTTCTTGGGGTTGGACTATTGCAACATCTAGTTGTGTAGTTGGTTCTGGTGGTGCTGCTGGAACAACTGGAAACTACACACGCTATGGAAATATCATCGCTGGCGGCGGTGGTTCTTTTATTACTGCTGGCAGTCTTGGCGGTGGCGGCGGAGGCGGTGGCTCTGCTGGAGGTAGCGCAGGTGTAACTAATTATTGGGGAATTCCTAGCGGTGCAGCAGCATCAACAACTGCACTTGCTGGTTCAGGTGTTGGTGGTGGCGGTGGATACAATGTTTTTCTTACTATTACAAATGGTGGTAACGGCGGTAATGGAATTTCAGGTGGCGGTGGGGCAGGAAATTCAGTTTCAACTGGAACAGCAACTTGTGGTAATGGTGGCAATGGTTTAGCAGGTGGTGGTGGTGGTTCAAATACATCCTCAACAGGTACACGCACAGGCGGAAATGGTGGTACTGGATTTTCAATTCTAAATCCATCAACAACTTATACAGGCGGCGCAGGAACAACTGGAACTAACT